TATCGAGCCACGTAGGCTGCAGATTCGAAAGTAACGTCTCCAATGGAGGAATAACCAAATGGCCACAGTAATTCAAGGTCTTGGGATCGATATAAGAGACTATTAGCGGAAGTCCGTTTCCATAATTTCTTATCATCGAAATCGAGTCCGAAGATACAGGCGTGCCAGTGCGGACGGCCAAAGTTTTCACCATATTCTCCAGCCATGTAATAACGTATTCTTCGTCCAGGATACCGTTTTCGTAATCTTTTAATAAAGAGCTGAAAGTCTCGATAGTGTAGTGATCGATCGCTTGGGATATGGTCATCATTGTAGGTGAGGGTTATAAAACAATTTTTTTCATGCATTTGAGCTTCGTGCATGCATCGAATAGCCCACTGTCGTGAGCGTTCTAATCTACAACCTACACATTGTCCACATGGTAGGTTTAATGATCGTGATATATCATGTTTTCTCAATTCTGAGAAAACTATAGAGCCATCTGTGCATTGATATGCACTTATTGGGTGATAACAAGGCATGTGAGGTGCCTGGACGCTTTTTTAGAGCCTCCAGCCTCCACGTTGTGGGGCTTTTTGCATATTTGCGGACTTCGTCCGTTTTGTGTTCCGTCTAAAAGATTTAGCCGAACGACGTTTATTAACTGGTTTTCTATACATCATGTTTTATTCTCCTTTTAGGGGTTTGGTGTCACCTAGCACAGTTACATCTAGTAAGGTAACTGTGCTACGGCTTATTCAGCCGCCTTTTCAGGGGTGGGTTTAGCAGCTTCAACGGCTTCAACAGCTGCTTTTTCGACCAGACCGAGGCTCTCGGCTTCTGGTCGATTATCTGAATTTTCTAAAAATTCAATTAATTGGGCTGGATCGTTACCAAACCGAGCCCGAATTTGGGCTGGTAATGCCTCAAATTCATCTTGTACCGCGTGAACGCGGTTAAGGGCACTATGGTAGTCACCAATGCCCGTAAAATCGCCATACCGTGGCGATAATGTGTTATCAGGCAACATGCCTGTAACGTTAAACTTTTCCAAAATGGTATTAATATCACATTCTTCTTTAAAATGCTGCTGAGCCAGGGAAGCATCCTCACAATGCAACCCTGACTCATTTGACGCAGCATCTTTATCATAGTTGTATGGTGTACGTAAAAAAACAGTGTTTTTTGACATTTTTTATTTCCTTGAAGGGGTTGGTCGTGGTACTGGGTTTTTAGCTCTTGGTAATCCAGTTGAAGTTTTTCCTCTATTAATTGCACCGGATAATCTATCAATAATTCCGGCTGCGGAACTTCCAATTTGAGCCTGTTCTTTAGTCTGAAATGCAGAAGGAAATTCTTTAAAATATTTCCCTTTTGATCTTGCCTCAGGTATATCACCCAGGCGCTGAATCATTTCTTTATTACGTTCAACAGCTTCTAAAGCTGATGTATAAGTTTTTTGTGCCGATGCTACGGCAGTTTGCTCACGCAATAACATTTCTTGTTGTATAAGATTCTTAGTTTCTTGACGAATCTTTGGATCGTTAAGTAATTTCAACATAGTATCTGCTGAAATATTCTTAACGTTTTCTTTATTAACGTCTGCTTGAGTTGTTTTTAACTCAAGATCAGCCTCTATATTAGCCATAGTTGCCGCCGAAGTTGCAAAACCTTCGGCTGGGTTTCTAACTTGGGCTTGCTGTCCAACAGCAGAAGCACCAGCAGGAGTGCCTGCACCCCCTTGCGTATATGCAAGCATTGGATTTAAACCAGCTTTCATTAAATCTTGCACAGAAGTTTGATACTGTGTGGATCGCATACGCTCTTGAAAATCCATTTGTGCTTGCGATTGAGAAGCACTAAACAAATTAGCTTGATTAGCAATATCTCTTGATGTTTGATTGGTGAGAATACCGCCCAACAATTGGGCACCCCCACCAATCAATGCGTTTGCAATTCCACCAAACATATTAGAAATGATCGATTAAGCCAGGTACGCTGTACATTGGCATTGGTCGTGCTTTTTTACAATCAAAAAAGCTATCAAAAATAAATTGTTGTCCGTTAGCTGCGGATCCTACCGCTACTACTCGACTCACTGGTGGTGTGTCTTGTATAAACGTTGAATTCAACGTAGGTGTAGTTGTGAACTTTTGGGCAAGATGCCAGGCATCAATAGTTCCAGCAGCAGTAGAACGGAACAAACTTGAAATGCGGCTAGGATAGTATCGGTATTCTGCCCAGCGTTCTTGATAGCCAAATACATTATCGTCCCCAGAACCACCTGTAACATATATTTCCTTATTAAGTACGGCTTGTTCGCCTAAAGTTGCAAAAGCTGGGAAATAGAAATCATAACGTGTCGAACGACTCCACATACGAGCAAGACCCTGCTGGTATGTAAGATCGGCACGTATTGATACTAATCCAATAATTACACCATGTTCAGTACTTGAATAAGTAAAGCCATGATTATGAGCCAAGGCAGTACCCATAGCAGCAAGTGTGCCCATAGGGGTAGTAGTTCCACTAGCATTTGTACCCGATGTCTGAGCGATCGGATTAATATTAATATTGGTTGATCCACCCCCGATGTACTCGGGACGCTGTAAGCGAGCATCAGGAGAAATAACACCAAAATGTGAGCGTATAATTTCAGTATAACGAGTACCGCCACGGGCATCCCTTTCAAGAAGTTTTTGAATCTGAAATGATTGACGAAGTTGGTTAATAGTTGCAGCAGTTGCTGTACTTAAATCAGCATATAAACCTGTATTTGCACCAAATGCAAACGGTTGATCGTTTTGATTAGCTCCGTCAACATACACACGATTATAAGAAGAAGTACTATTTTTTACAGCACCGTTAGTTACTCCAGCCCCGGTAAATTGAATACCAGTACTGTCAGAAATTACAGGTGCAGATGTACCTAAAGGTAAAGAAATAGAAGTGCCCTTTTGAGGCCAAGGTAAAGCAGATGTGAAATAATCTTTGCGTTTACCGCGTCGTAATAAAGTGTAATCAGAAGCAGAATCAGGACCATCACCAAGGTCCACATGCACGCTATTTTGTAAATTCTCATCTCTGAACCACTCGTTATAAATTAAGTTATATGCACGTGGCCAAAAAGCACAATGAGATACAGTATTTGATCCAGTAACTTGACCTACAGTGGGTAAACCCATGTAGTCTTGTAATGAACCTATAGCGTATCCACCAGCTGGTGATACTTGTTGGGGTACAACATAAGAAATCGAACTACCTGGATTTGCTTGTTGACCCATAAATTTTTGCCAATTGTTCCAAATAAGCCTATTTGGTACAAAGAAAAAGAAAGAATCTAAATGCATGTTATCCATAATTGGATACAGCGGTGTTGCTAGACGGGCAAATGCCGTCATATTAAGGCGAAATGTATCGCCTGGGAGCATTTCATCTACATATACAGGGACTAAATATCCAGCATCGAACGTAGTTTTATGTGTCGATTGACAATCGAACGAAGAGCGGGGTATATCCGCTTTAGGAATCATTGTAAATTGGTGTACATCTACCGATTGATTACGATGCATTTTTTTAAGCTCCCTAGTATGTTCCGACCCAAAGATACTACCTTTGAGTCGGTTTTATTTTAAATCATTCCTTAGGTATTTTTACCTGTTTTCCTAAGGATAATAGTTTTGGTTGATCATGTAAAGCAAATTGACCAGAATTATCGTCAAATTCGCCAAACTCATATAAATCAAAATCATCTGGGTGATTATGTAATTGGTTTTCCGGGTCTGCCCGGTTTACTTCGTCGCTAAAACTCCTTATTGCGACACCAACAGAAGGAACAAACATTGGTCTGCCATAGGCATCCGCTGCGCGGTCTTTTACAGAACATAGTACTAATTTCATGAGGAATATCCTTAAGTGAGGTTACGTTTAAGTTTTTGAAGTTTTGCCTTTGCGACTTGCTCTTTTACAAGCAATCGCTCAGGTGTATTGTCTTCATAGTTTAGTTTAGCAGACTTTTCACGGATGTAAAGTAATTCGTCAAATTCATACGGTTGATCTATTTTATATTTTTTATCATAGTATTTAGGAGGTTTGACTTTTTTTCCACGAACTATCACATAGTCGTGAGGGTACACATCGGAAGTGTATTGTTTATACCATTCATAGCCAATACCAGGTTTAAGACTCATTTTCGTAAACTCGGGTTTACGAGTAGTGATTTCCCCTGACTCAGGGTCAATCTCTGTGTAATGTTCTTTAGCGTTTTTTCCTGTTACCTTTTTCATAATGTATCGAGCCACGTAGGCTGCGGATTCGAAAGTAACGTCTCCAATGGAGGAATAACCAAATGGCCACAGTAATTCAAGGTCTTGGGATCGATATAAGAGACTATTAGCGGAAGTCCGTTTCCATAATTTCTTATCATCG